GGGCCCGGCGTCCTGGACGAGCAGGGCAAGGCGCGGCTCAAGGACTTTGACGTTATCGAGGTGTCGCCGGACATTTTTGAAAAGGCGGTACGGCCCGAGTATCTGACCTGGGACGCCCAGCTGGACGGCGTGCGCGGGGAGATTGAGAAGCTAGAAGAGTATTTCTTTATGACGACGGAAACCAGCCCGGCGTCGTTTGGCCTGGAGCGCGACGGCTCGCAGGTGGAGTCCGCGCGGGCGCTGCGCTTCAAGGCGCACCGCACCGTCAACAAGGCGGAGGACGCGCGCAAGGAGCTGGCCAAGGACATCCGGGCGCTGTATCGCATCGCGCAGAAGCTGGAGCTGGCCGCGCGTAAGCAGTCGGGCACGGGCGCCGGCTACCGGCGCAGCGACGTGGTGCCGGTGTACGGGGACCCCATCCTGGAGGACCAGACGCAGGAGGTAACGGACTACGTGATGCGGAAGCAGGCGGGCCTGGTGTCCCGCGTGCGGGCCATCATGGACCTGGAGGAGCTGCCGCGCGCCGCCGCCGAGGTGATGGTGCGGGAGATTCTACAGGACGAGGTGGACGAGGCCGCCGCCGCGTCGGCGACGCTGGGAGGCCCCGACGACGTGCTGGGCATCGGCGAGGCTGGGCCGCCTGCGGGCACGCCGACGGAGCCCGAGGCGCCGCCCGCCAACCTGTCGGACGAGGACGGCGTGGGCGTGGCGGAGGACGTGCAGAAAACCGTCCTGAACGGCGGCCAGGTGGGGGCTATGCAGGCCATCGTGGTGGCCGTGGCGGAGGGCAAGCTGCCGCGGGACAGCGCGGCGGGCATCCTGACCGTGGCCTTCGGGCTGACGGCGGAGGCTGCGGACAGCGTGCTGGGGTCGGTGGTGGAGGGCAGTAGCAAGCCCGTGACGCCGCCGGCCTTCGGAGCCCGCCCGCCCGAGGTGGAGGCGCCCGACGAGGAGGCCGAGGCCGAGCCCGAGGACGCCTAAATGGCGGAGGTTGACGAACTGGTCAAGCTGTACCGGGCCGCGGCCCGGCAGCTGGCCCGTGTGCTGCGCGGTGCCAACAGCACGCGGCGGCTGCACGTGGTGGGCCAGCTGCGCGAGCTGGCGGCCATCATGGACCGGCTGGAGCCCGCCACGGCGCGGTGGATTCGCCGGACCATCGCTGCGGAGTACGCCCGCGGGCTGCGCGAGGCCGACAAGGCGCTGAGCCAGGGGAAGCAGGCGCCGCTGGTGACCGGGGGTTTTACGGGCATTGACACCCGCGCCGTGCGCGCGCTGGAGGGGCGCATTTCGCGGGACCTGGCGGCCACGCGCGGCGCCATTACGTCCGGGCTGGCGCTGGGTGACCCTCGGAATTTCGGCGCCAAGCTGGTAGAGGAGGCCCTGCGCAAGGACGGCCGCGTGGCCCTGGTCAACGGCGAGGCCAAGGTGCGGGTGCCCTCGGGCAAGCTGTGGGACCTGGAGGCGTACAGCAAAATGCTGAGCCTGACGGCCACGGCGGACGCGCGCCGGGTGGCCAACCGGGAGCGCTACCTGGCCAACGGGGTGGATGTGGTGAAGGTGATACACACCGGGACGAAGCACGCCGTGTGCGCCGCCTGGGAGGGCGAGCGCCTGAGCCTGACGGGCGCCACGCCGGGCCTGCCGACGGTGGCCGACGCCAGGGCGGCCGGGCTGTTCCACCCCAACTGCCGCCACCGCTACGTGGTGGACACCAGCGCGGGGCAGCCCGACGTGCCCGTGGGCCCTCGCGCGGTGCCGGCGCCGGAGGTGCCGCGCCCCACGCTGGGGCTGTCTGCGCGCGTGCCGGCACCTGACGTGCCGAGGCCCACGCCCCGCGGGTGAAAAATCCACGCGGCGCGTCGCACCGGCGGCCCCCCGTGGCACTATGCTGGTGCCCTCAAGTGCTCCCTGAGCACCGGAGGAGGGGCTAGACGCCGCACGCGGCAGGCGTCACGCACAAGCCCAACCCCTGACTGCCGCAGGTGGCCCCATTCCATGGGCCGCACTAGGAGCCTTGCGCATGACCGCCACCAGCGGCCAGTCGTCCACGCCCACCCCGGAGGCCGTTACAGCGGCCCCGAGCGGCCCGCCCACCGGCTACATCCAGCTGTCTGAGGCCGAGCACAACCGAGCCCAGGCCGAGCTGCGAAAGCTGCGAAAGTCCGACGAGGCCCGCCAGACCGCCGAGGCCGAGCGCCAGCGGCTGGACCACGAGGCCCGCGGCCAGTACGACGCCGCCCTGGAAACCGAGCGAACCCAGCGACTGGCCGCCGAGGCCCGCGTGCGGGACATGGCGGTGCAGGGTGCGCTGCGGGACGCGGTGATGGCTGAGGGACTGACTGGCGAGAAGGCCGCGGCGCTGCTGCGGCTGGTCCCCACCACGCAGGTGGCGGTGGACAGCGACGGCAACCCCGACGCGGCGGCAGCGTCCGCTGCGGTGAAGGCGACGCGCGCCCAGTTTGGCTCCCTGTTCGATGTGGTGGCTACCCCGGCCCCCACGCCCCCGACCGACCCGGCGGGCACGCCCGCTGCTCCGGCAGCTCGGGTGGCGCCGCCGGCGACTCCCCCGCCGCCGTCCGACGGCTCGGGGCTCCTCACCATGGAGGAGTACGCGGCCACGCCGCGAGAAGTCCGCATGACCCCGGAATTTCAGGACCGCGTTAAGCGCGCGGAGCACACCTGGAAAAAGAAGCCCGTTCCCGCTGGTTCGTTTGCACAAGGAGTGTAAGCGCTAGGCGGGTGGGACTGACACCAACCGCCCGCCATCGGCGCGGCACAACAGCGAGGAGCCCAGCACGTGGCTAACGTATTCACTGACTTCTACCCCACGCGATTTTCGGATATTGCGTTCCTGGAGTTTGCCGCCGCGGCCATTGCGCCCCAGGTGGTTAACATGACCTGGGTTGATCCGGGCGGGCCGTCCGAGGCCGTGCGCATTCCCAAATTCGCGTTCAGCGTGTCGGACATTGACGACGTGGGCAACCTCGTGGACTCGCCCGACGACGCCACGGAAAACTCGCTGCTCCTGGCGCTTGACCAGAACCGCGGCTTCCACTTCCAGGTCCGCTACAACGAGCAGGACCAGGCCAACGTCAACCTCGGGGAGGCCCTTCTGCGACAGCGCACGGCGGCCCTTGCTGCGGACATCGACCAGAAGGTGTTTGCCATCGCAGGCAGCGCTACCAACACCCTGACGGGCACCGTCACCAAGGTGGCGATTGTTTCGGCAATCGAGCTGCTGAACGAGGCCAACGCGCCGCAGTCCGACCGGGTGCTGGTCGTCAACCCTGACGCCTACAGCGACCTGCTGAACACCAACGACTTCGTGCGCGCTGACAGCATCACGGGCGCCGTTGCCAACCGCACCGGCCTCGTGGGCGAAGTCCTCGGGCTGGAGGTGTTCCTGTCCAATAACATTCCGTCGTCTGTGGGGGACGCCTTCGCGGCGCACCGCGCGGCCATCGCCATGGCGATGCTCCGTAACATCGACGTGCGGATTTTCGACCAGCCCCGACACTTCGCTGTCGGCTACACGGGTCGGTCGATCTGGGGTCAGACCATGATCGACGCTGACCTGGTGGTGGCACTGGACCGCGCGTAAGCCCGGCCCTGGCCGCTAGGCCCTTGACGGCCCCGCCCGCCCACGTGGTGGGCGGGGCTTTCCACGTTTGGAGGACCGCATGGCGCGCAGCCGCCTAAACTACATTACGCCCGGCAAGCTGGCGCAGTACATTCACACTATGTCCGGGGTGACGGACAACGACCAGGCGGCGTCCTTTATCACGGACGCGGAGCGTATCGTGGACGCCTACGTGGGGCCGGCGCCGCGCTTCTACACGGACCAGACCGGGGACACCAGCGCCGTGATTGCCAGTGGCACTAGCGCGTCCGTCGTTACGGCCGACGTGTTTGGCGACCGGCGGCCCAACTACTGGGCCAAGGGCGGCCACTATCTGCATGTGCTGGACGTGCCGGGCAGCCCGTCGTCCGCGCTTATCGGGGAATCGCGGCTAATCGTGGCGAGCACCAGCGGCCAGGTAACGCTGGTGTCGGGATTCCTTACGGACGTGCCGTCCGGGTCCACCTTCTGGCTGCACCAGGAGTCGGCGTTTCCGCGCGTGTGGGACACAGACAACTTTGGCACGCCGCGCCTGCCGGACGTGCTGGAAAACGCCGTGGCCTTGCAGGTGGAGTACGGCATCCTGTACGGGTCCGAGGCCTTCGGGCTCGGGGACTCTGGGGTGGCAACGGACGAGGGCGCGTCGGTGCAGTCGCGCACCTACGCCAGCGGCTACAGTGAGTCCCGACAGCCTGGGCAGGAGCGAGGGCTGGCCCGCTGGACGGCGCCGCGAGCCCGCGCGCTTCTGCGCAGCATTATGTCAAACGCCGGCCGACTGCGAGGCCTTCGCAGCGGCACGGCACGAGGAGTCCACTAGACCATGGCAGCACTGACCGACTTTCTGGAGGACCAGCAGCTGGAGCAGCTGCTAAACGGAGTGGCGCCGTCGCCCACGCTGTCCGGCACCATCTACGTGGGGGCCTTTAGTGGCGCGACCACGGACGCAATGACCAGCGGCGGAGCGGCACAGGGCGAGATTGCGGGCAACGGTTACGCGCGCGTGGAGGTGGTGTCCGGCTTCACTGTTACCGCCGGCACGGCCACCAATGACGCTGCCATTACTTGGCCGGTTGCTACCGGCAACTGGGGCACCGTTAGCGGCGTGGCGCTGTTTGACGCGCTGACGGGCGGCAACGCGCTGGTGCACGGCCTGCTGGATACAGCGAAGGCCATCGACACCAACGACGCGCTGCGCCTGCTGTCTGGTACGCTGGCGCTGACGTTCGATTAAATGGCCCGCCTGGGCTTCTGGTTCCCCGTTAGCGGGTCGGTGGCGGGCGTGCTGCTGTATAGCGGCACCGACTGGCAGGTGGTGAGCGGCCAGGACTTTCTGCACGAGCTGCCGCCGGAGGTTGCCGCGCGGATGCTGCCCGAGGAGCTGGCAGCGCGGCAGGCGGGGGAGCTGCGCGCCGTTATTGGAGGGCTCCTGCCTATCCCCGGCGTGACTTCCGGGCAGATGGACGACGTGCTGCCCGTAGTGTGGGCGTACCTGCGGGAGCGCTTGTAAGGTGGGTGACATCAAGGTGCAGCGCGGGCGCCTCATCATGGCGTCGGGCGCCCTGTCGGGCAGCGTGACTATCGACGTGGTGGACAC